CAAGGTAAGAATTACGATGCACAAGTTAGAGCTAATTTGTCTAGAAGTATAAAAAATAGTGAAAAGTTGAAAGGGCGAGCATTATCTGAAGAATCCAGAAAGAAAATTTCTGAAACAAAAAGAGAATATTTTAAGACTCATAATGGATGGTGGAAAGGTAAAAGACGTAGCCCAGAACAATGCAAAATGATAAGCGAAAGACAAAAGGGAAAATGGGCTGGAGATAAAAATCCAAGACATTTAAATCCATTAGTTGGCGAAGAAAATGGTCGTTGGAAAGGTGGAATTAATTCTACTTATGTCGAGTTAAGATCTGATACAAAAAGTTGGTTCAATGATTCAATGGAATTTTGTAATTATAAATGCGTTATAACTGGCGGTGAATTTGATAATGTACATCATACAACAGCATTTAGAGATATCGTTGATGAAGTTTTTAAAATAACAGGAATAGAAGTAAAACAGCAAGTATGTGATTATAACAAAGAAGATTTCGATGAATTAAGATTAACATTGAAAGATTTACATATGTTATATGGATATGGAGCATGTATAAACAAAGAGGTACATAAATTATTCCATGACAATTATGGATATACA